CGGCGCCCCCCCCAGGCCTCAGCCGATCAGCGCTGGACGAAGACGACGTTCTGGCCGGCGCTGGCGACGCTGATCGAGCGGTTCGTCAGCGTCTGCGAGGACACGGCCGCGTTGATCGCCGTGAGCGAGCCGAAGTTGAAGAGGCTCAGGGCCTCCCGCTCCGGAAGCAGCACGGCCTCTTCGCCAGCGAAGATCTCAAGCTCATCCATGGGGTTTCTCTCCTTGTTCCGAGGGCGCCGGAACAGCCCGCCGCCCGCCGAGCGAGATGTATAGCACGTGACGCAAGCCCCTTGCTAGCTCTGAGGGTCTGTTGTCACAAGAAATTGAGATACCACGCCATCCGCCCTGGTCAGGGGCGCCCAGGACGGTGACCACGGCCTCGTCCAGGCCCTGGACCGTTGCCGAAGGTGCCCAGGTCAGTGGCGATGGGCGATACCACTGTTAGCCCGTCTGCGGTGACCGTGGTTTGAGCTTCTTCCTGGGGAGGAGTGGTCGTTGATGGTGGAGCCGGTGGCTCCGTGGGGGGAGGAGGGGGTGCGGCTGTAGTCTCCGGTGGTGGTGCAGGAGGCTGGGTCGGCGGGGGACTGGATCGCTTGGGTGGCACTGTTGATCTCGGTCGCCGTCGCGGTGGTGATGCGGTGGAGGTTGGTGCGGGCGGAGCGACGTAGACGACCACCGTCGGGGGACTGACCCGCCAGTCGGGGGTAGTCGGCACCTTCACCTCGGTGGTGGTCGGCCCCGTCGAGCTCGTCGTGGTGAACGACGGCGACACGATCTGGCTGGTGTCGACGGTGGTGCTCGTGGGTCGCAACGGCAAGAGCTCGTGGCCACCCTGGCTGCTACATGCAGCAAGCAGTGTTGTGACAACAGCTACCGCTGGAAGTGCCCGCTGTGCCCGCATCGTGTCGGGAGCCTACACACGAAGAAGCCCCTCGGCTCCGAAGAACCGAGGGGCTTCTACGAAGTGCCTCAACCGTTGGCTGGCACTTTAGCCGATGGCGATCAGCGGCGTCCGGACCGCTGGCTCTGCACCGGCTGGACGCTCTCGTACGGCGGGAGGTTCCCGAACAGGAACTCCTTGATCTTCTGCTTCTGGTCCTCGGTGAGGTCCGGCGGCGGAAGCTGGATCGGGTGATCCGGGTAGGGCGGCAGCGAGTTGTCCGGGTACACCGGGATGTAGATGGGGTGCTCGGGGCTGAGGCCCGAGTCCGGCGGCGGCGTGATCGGCAGGTAGATGGGGTGCTCGGGCGACGGCTGCGATCCGGGCAGCGTGTTGTCCGGCCGGGGCTGATCACCCGGCAGCGTGTTGTCCGGTCGCGGCTGGTCGCCGGGAAGGGAGTTGTCCGGGTACGGCGGCAGCGAGTTGTCGACCACGGGCGGCGGCACCGGGATGTAGATCGGGTGTTCCGGGCTCAGGCCGCTGTCGGGCGGGGGCGTGACCGGGATGTAGATCGGGTGCTCGGGATGGGCTCCCTCGTCGGCGGGGACGGGGACCATCGCCTCGACGATGACGTTCTGCTTCTTGAGCGGCACAGGTGTCTCCTGACCTTTCATCTGGGCGGATGAGACGGTGCGCACCCTAACACCGGCCGCTGTCATAGCGGGGTAAGGCAAGGGCCCGAGTCCCCCCCAAAAGGACCCGGGCCCCTGCGCCCCTTCACCAGACCGAAGTTAACCCCGGCGTGGCTTGCGGGAAACCAGCAGGAAGAACCCACCGGTTCCAAGCACGATCGCCGCGATCCAAACGATCGGCTCGGTCACTGCACCCGTCTTGGGCAGCGGCGCGCTGGCCGACTGCTGCCCTGCTGGTGGTGGCGGAGGTGCCGCCTGACCAGGTACGGGAGCCACTGTTGTCACATGAGCGGTGGTTGGCGCAGCCGTAACGACCGGTGTCGTCGTGGTGGTCGCCTTCACCGTGGTCGTGATGGCCTTAACGGTCGTCGTGGTGGCCTTGGCGGTGGTTGTCGTGGCCTTCACCGTCGTCGTGGTCACGTGGGGCACCGTGGTGGTCGTCGTGGCCTTGACCGTGGTGGTCGTGGCCTTGACGGTGGTCGTCGTCGGGTGTTCCTTGACCGTCGTGGTCGTCGGATGCTCCTTGACCGTGGTCGTCGTCTCGTGCGGCGGCTTCATCGTCTCGTGCGGCGGCTTCATCGTCGTGGTCGTCTCATGAGGCGGCTTCATCGTCGTCGTGGAGTGCACGTACGTGGTGGTCGTCTCGTGAGGCGGCTTCTCCGTCGTCGTCGGATGGTGCTCGTAGACGGTCGTGGTGGTGGTTCCTGGGGGATACCCACCTCCACCACCTCCACCGGCGTGCGCCGTCATCGGCAGCGCAAACGCTGCAACGACAGCAACTCCCCCCACAATCTGTCTGATTGGGGCTCTCATCTAGTCTCCTCCCTGGTCATGGAGGCCTGACTGTACCCAAACATGGGTATCACAATGCAAGTGGTGGTATGGTGAGCTCGCTCCTGGCCAAGTCGGGGTCCCCCTTCTTGGCCGGGAGTACCTGGACACGTAGCTCAGCCGGAAGAGCGTCTGCATGACACGCAGGAGGTCGGGGGTTCGACACCCTCCGTGTCCACGGAGGAAGGGGCCGTCGGGGATACCGCGGCTCAAACGACACTGTGGTGTGCCCTTCCTCCACACGGCCCGATCGTCCAGCGGCAAAGATCCCGGCCCCTCAAGCCGGAGACGGGGGTTCGAGTCCCCCTCGGGTCACCACGCGGACGTAGCTCAGTGGTAGAGCTCCACCTTGCCGAGGTGGCAACGCGGGTTCGAGTCCCGCCGTCCGCTCCACAGGGCCGTAGCTCAGCGGCAGAGCACCGGGATCACACCCCGGGGAGCGGGGGTTCGAGTCCCCCCGGCCCTACTCAGACCCGACCTCGGCTGACCAGGATGACGATCAGCACGATGACCAGGATCAGGACGACGGCGCCGACTCCGATGTACATGGTGTCACCCTTCCCCGTGACTCAGGATCAGAACCACGAGGAGCACCAGCACCAGGGCGATGATCACCCCGGCGAACACGTAGAGCCAGGTCAGATGAGGCTCCGACCGCCTTTGCGGTGCTGCGCCCACTGCACGCTGTGACGGCTGGGCGGCGACTGCGGCTTGCCCGCTTCCCGATACCGGGGTCTGGTGTCGGTGCCCACGGTGGGCATGCAGACGGCCGGCTGGTTGGAGCCCTTCAAGATGTGACCGCCCTTCTGACCGGGGTCACAAACAGCGCCCCCTCGAACCATGTTGAGCGGCTGGCCAGGCTGGCGGTGGGAGTCCTTGGCTCGATCGGGCGGCGGTTTGGGCATCGAAAGAACCTTACACCCGCGCCGTAAGGTCGCCTGGGCTGGGCTATGTTGTGATACCACTCCTCACCAGATATCATCATGGACATGCCCACCCCTGATGACGAGTTCTACGAGTACCTGCTCCAAGCGGGCAAGCGGTCGATCGAGGAGCGCGACGTGTTCCCGACCCTCGTGACCGACAGCCCCGACGGCATCCAGGTCTTCGTCCTGGCCGGTGACGCTCACCCCTACGAGCGCCTGATCACCGTGCTGCCGATCGTGGCCGACTCGAAGCCGACCAGGGTGGCGTTCACCTCCGACAGCTATTACTTCCACAGCCAGGGCGACGACGCCGAGGCCCAGGCCGATCGGATCCGCGCCGCCTACGACAACAGCCTGGCTCAGGCCTTCGAGGCCGGTGAGCCGCTGGTGCACGAGGCGCTGGTGATCAACATCGTCACCGTCACCTCCACGTCGGTGCGGATCCTGCCCTACGTGCGCCACGAGGGCGCCATCGAGTGGTTGGAGCCGATCGAGGAGAAGTCGGGCTACAGCGGGCGGATGATCGAGGCGATGCGGCGGGTGTTCGCCTGATGGGACTCGACACCACCCACGATTGCTGGCACGCCAGCTACAGCACGTTCGGCGCCTGGCGCATGGACATTGCCCGAGTGCTCGGCTGGGGCTCTGAGAAGACGAGCTACGGCGGCGACACCTACGCCATCCCCGAGGGTCGCATCCCCGAGCAGGGTCCGCTGCCCGACGAGACGGTCACCACCGACGGCGAGACGTACACCATCCGCTGGAGCGAGGCCTACGCCAACAAGGTGTGGCTGGGCTACTGGGACCAGGATCCCGCCGACGTCATCGACGTCCTGATGATGCACAGCGACTGCGAGGGCACCATCCCCCATCGCTTCACCTGCCCCCTGGCCCGGCGCCTGACCGAGATCGCCCAGGAGCAGGACGACTGGCGCGAGTGGACCGAGCAGTTCGTCAAGGGCTTGCTGTTGGCCCACGAGCGTGGCGAAGACGTGGGGTTCCACTGATGAGCGAGCGCGACGGCCTGACCCCGGTCGGCAACACCACCGGGCTGGCGGTCCAGACCTGCGACAAGGACACCCACCGCATCGAGCAGGTGCTCGTGTACACCGTCGAGGGCGAGACGCACCCGATCCTCATCGAGGGCTGGGTCGGCTACGAGGTCCCCGAGCGCATGCGTCTGACCAAGCGCCAGGCCACCGACCTGATCGGCCTCCTGGCCCAGGCGGTGGCGTCGTGATCGTGAACGAGAGCTATTGGACCCGTCTCGATCAACGGATCGACACGCTCAACGAGCGGATCGACTCGGTCAACGGGCGACTTGATGTGATGCGTACACGCCTCGGGCGCATCACCGAGCATCTCGACACCATCTACAGCGAAGTGAGGAAGAACAACATGGGCCACCCAACGAGCGACGAGGATCCGGGCAGCTACACAGCCGGTGTCGGCAGGCCCAACATCGACGACCTCTTGCGCCGCGGCATGGTCGAGGCACTGATGGTCTACGACCTCACCATCGAAGAGAGAGACGCTCTGGCCAACGAGTTGCTGGTCGTGGCCAAGGCCCAGGGCGCCAAGCTGCGCCGGGAGCGGATCCTCAAGAACCTGCGCCGAGTCTCGGTCGAGATGAGCAACTGGGACTACAGCATCAACCCGCCGTTCGGTGACTGGGCCCTCCAGATTGACGAGGGCACCGCCCTGATCGAGGAGTTGAGCGCGTGAACATCGGCATCTCCAAGCACCGCCTGATGGCGGGGCACTCGAAGTACTGCGCCGTGTGCAACAAGGAACTGCGTCCCGACGGGCCCAAGAGGCACCTCTGCCCCGAGCACGCCGACTACACCCTCGTCGTGGTCGACAGTCAACTCAGCCCCGACCCCCACTGCATCGGGGAGATCTGGCGATGAGGCGCGATCCCACCGCTGATGCCCTAGCCGAGGCGTTCCCCGGCACCACCGAGTTCGTGGTGATGCGCAAGGCCGACTGGGACGTGCTGATGATGCATCTCCGTTGGGCCGGCGTGCCGGTGCAGATCAGAGACATGTGCGTCCAGCACATCGAGTTGGAGCGGCAGTGACGAGTGATCCTGACGTCCTGATGAAGGAGTGGACGACGCCGTGCGAGCTCGACCCCGAGTTGGCGGCGTGCGTGTACGACGACGGGCCCTTCGGCGCCATGTTGAAGCACAAGTTCGTCAACGAGCCGATGTACATGCCGCAGATGAACGCCCGCTACAACACGGTGCTGTGCTGGAAGCGCCAACACACCGCCGAGGCGCTGGCCGACAAGCAGTGGCACACGTTCATCTTCCTGCACGAGCGGCCGTGGCGCCTGGAGGCGCTGCTGGAGCTCACAGAGTTGGTGGACGACACCACATACTGGGGTCTGGTTGGCGACGTGTGGTCGGACTCCGAGAACATCCACGAGAACTTTGACGAGTGGGACGAGTTGTTGAGATACCCCCGTCCCGGTCGTGAGGCGATGATGGACGACGAGGAGCGGGCGGCGCTGGCCGACATGGATGACGTGATCACCGTCTACCGGGGCTTCGAGCAGGATCTCAACGAAGAGGGATGGTCGTGGACCACCGACCGGCGCAAGGCGGCGTGGTTCGCCCGCCGGTTCGCCCAGGAGGACGACTGCCCCTCGGTGCTGGTGGGTGAGGTCAACAAGGGCGCCGTCCTGGCCTACCTGATGGGCCGAGGCGAGTCCGAGGTGATCGTGGCCCCCGAGGCCGTGCGAGTGAGAGGTGTGTTCAGTGCCCACGGATGACGACCATCTGACCGAGCCACTGCTGGGCGACCCCCTGGAGCCCATGAGCGACGAGGACATCACTCGCCACGCCCGAGACGTCGTCACCAACGTGTCGATGCTGGGCGACATCCGCGACCGTGACTGGAACGCCAGCTTGATGCTGCTCATCTGCGGCTGGGACCCGATGCCGCCGAACGCCTCGACGCTGTTCGTCGTCCCCATGGCCCCCCACCAGGGTGGGCGCTGGCTGAACGGCCGGGTGCCGGGGGTGACCATGCAGGCCACCTGCGTGCCGATGGAGTCGGCCGAGGCCCTGGTCGCCAAGGTGGCCGAGTTCCATCGGATGCTGCACCCCGAAGCCCCGGAGCATGGAGTTAGTAGCTAAGTGTGACGAGGCGATTGCCAAGGGCTGCGAGACACCAAACCTTCGTTAGGCTGGTATGACAGCGAGAAAGGATTGGCAGACCCTCCCATGGCTACCAAACTCAAGAGCTTCGACTTCACGAACGTGAGCCGGCTCACCACATCCGACAAGGCCACGTACCCGTGGGACGACTGGTTCGACGGCGACATCTGGCAGATCGACCAGGGCACCGACTTCGACGGTCATCCCCTGATGATGGAGCGCATCATCCGCACCCGAGCCACGGGCAAGAACGCCCACGTCACGCTGCGGCACATCCCGGTCAACGGCGACCCCTGGGGTTCGATCGTGCTCCAGCGCACGGACGTCGAGGGACCGGAGTCGGCCAAGCGCCGCGCTACCAGCGAGAAGCGGGCCGCCACACGGGCCGCCAACGGCAAGACGAAGGCCAAGGGCGCCAAGGCGGCCGAGGTGTCGAAGGCCAAGACCCGCCCCAAGCCCGAGGTGCGCAACGGCCCGCCGGTCAAGAAGGTGGCGTCCAAGATCCCCTCGAAGCGCCTGGCGACCGTGTGACTCGTCACCACTGACGGGCTACGGTCCGCCGGTGGTTTGGTGGGTCATCTTCGGGTTCGTAGCGTTCTTGGGGCTGTTCTACCTCTACGCCATCTGGGAGGGGCGCAGAGGTGGCTCGGTCCGCGTCGAGGAACCGGAGGCCCACCCCACCGCGGGTGGAGGCGACTAGTAACTATTCGGCCATACCGGGGTTTGATCGCGCACCGGGCCCGGTTGGGGCCCCAACGTCGCATGTCGTCCCGGTGTCCGGAAACGAAAGCCCTTCTGACAGTGACATTCGTCACAGATGCGTATCAGGGGCCGTCGTCGTCCATCTGTTCCAGGAGGTCGTCGGCGTCGATCGGGTCGTCCAGGGCCATCGCGTTCTGACCGGCCTTGGCGCCGAACAGCCGGCTGAGCACGCCCATCTGGGCCCCGGCGTCACCCTTGGAGTCGACGGTGATCTTGAGGCTGTCGCGGTTGTCCTCGATCTCCCGCCACGTCTTGACCAGGCTCATGAACCGGTCGATCTCCTTGCCCAGGAGCACGTCGAGGGTGCCGTTGACCTCCTCGGTGAAGCGGCCCTGGAGGACCCGCTGGGCCTGCATCACGGCGAAGCTGGACATCACGCCGTCGAGCTCGGCCTTGGTGCGGATGGTGACGGGGATCTCGTAGCTGCACGCGGCGTGGGGCGTGAAGCTCGGGCACCCCACCGACAGCGAGCACGTGTTGCAGATCCGCAGGCTCTTGGGGCTGATCGTGAGCGCGCTCGACTCAACCTGGCTCTCGGAGCCGTCGGGGTTGGTGACGGTGACCGAGGAGCGGTGGAGGCCCATCACCGGCAGCGTCAGGTGCCCGGTCTGGAGGGCCGGCCTAGCAACAGGCGTCGCGATGGGGACAACGTTGGGTGGGCCGCCAGGAGCCGGATTAGTAACTACCGGGGAGACGCTGGGAGACGTCGTGGTGCCCCCGGCGGCGATGTGGGCCTCCAAGCGCAACCAGGATTTGATGGCCAGACGAACGCACTCATTGGGGTCATCGGCCAGGATCAGCGCGGCGTCACACCCCAACGCCTCCATGGCGTCGGCGTACTTCTTGCGCTTGAGCTCCTTGTCCTCGTTGTTGAGGCGCACGAGGCGGTCGCCGGTCCAAACCTGGGTTTCCCCATGTTTCTGCACGGCCCACCACGAGCTCGACACCAGCATGTCGAAGCGCTCCAACCCCTTCGAGCGTCCGGTGAGGGCGCCCAACATCCCCATCCTGGGCAGCGATGCTTTGGCGGCGCGGACGGTCACAGGGTTGTCGACAACGCTGTCAGGCAGCATCACGCCGTCGAAGTCCTCGGTGTACTCCCGCAGGGTTGCCGGGTCGGTCCCATCCCACGTGGGGAGGAACAGCAGGTCGCTGTCCTTGAGCCAGGACGTCTCGTACCACTCGATGGGCCCGGTGACGGCCTCGGGCTGCACTTCTGCGGCGCTGAGCACCTGGGCCACGATCGAAACCGGCGTATGGACGGAGTCGGCGTAGAGGACCCATTCCAGGCCGCCGAGACGCTGTTGGGAGGCCCACGTGGCCAGTCCCGGGCCCTTGGCGTTGCGAGCGAGGTTGTGGGCGGAGACGGCAACCCGCTCCACACCGCATTCCTGGAGGAGGGCGAGGTGGCTCGATACCTCCGCTCCGGTGAGGTAAAGCTGCATCAATCAGAGGATGTCGTGTCGATGGCGTTGCGGTACGGGCCGATCGCCGGCGTGCCCGGTCCGATGGCCGGCTGGGACCCGATGGCGGGGTCGTTGAAGCCCCTGCTGTAACCGGTGCCCGAGCTCGGGGCGCCACCCTCCCACGCCTGGGTGCTCATGCCAGGGATTGGTCGATTCTGCACGTTCGTGAGGTCGTAACCGCTGCGGGGGCCGATGCCCACCTTCTCGACCTTCTCGAACTGGGTGCCCGGACGGGCTGAGCCGCCGCCCGGATAGGGACGGGGAACGCTGGCGAGGCCGCTGATGTCCTGTTCCTGGGGCGGGCCGTAGTCCTTGGCCGGGGGTTTCTCGGACGATCCCCTCCGCAGGTGGGGGAACTTGAGCGGACCTTCGCCCTCGATGATCCCGGGGCCGGTCGGCGTGCTGCGAGAGAACGAGGAGTCGATACCGGTCAGGCTGGGACGGCCGCGCCAGAACCGACGCAGACCGACGTTGCCGTAGCGCAGGTTGGCCGAAGCGAAGGTCTGGCCGAAGCTGGCCCCCGAACCCGAGAAGCCGCGACCCGAGATGTAGCCGTGCTGGGTCACCTCGCCGTAGTCAGCGCCGAAGTCACCGGTGTCGTAGTTGTAGGCGCCCATCAGAACCCTGCCTTGGCGTAGGACGACTGGAGATCGCTGCCGCTGTCCTGTGGGGCGAAGCCCCGTCCGGCGCTGTAGCCGTTCTGCGGGCCGTACCAGTTCGACGGGCCGACCTGGGGCATCTCGAATCCACTACTCACCGTCGTGGTGGTCCCCGTGGGGGCACTACGGCTCGACGAGCGCATGCTGGTCGGGGTGTAGTTGCCCGGCGTCCACGTCGACGACGGCGACACCCGGCTGACCGCGGAGGCCTGCGGCGTGGCCAACTGCTTCTCCGGGGTCAGACCGTTGTTTGGTGCCAGGCCGGTCAGGTTGGAGCCCAGCGCCTTCGAGGCCCACGACTGCACCTTGGCCGGGTTCTTGGTGGCGAACTGCTCGCCCATCTTGATCGCCGTGCCCTCGGGGTCGGCGGCGAACTCCACACCCGTAGCCACGGTGTGCAGCTTGGCGGCGTATATCTGGGGGGCGTGGATGGCCGTCTGGACCTGGCCCCAGCGGTACTTCATCTGGGCCACGTTGCGCACTGCGTTGGCCTCGCCGGGCATCTCCCAGGCCGAGTTCCCGACGCCACCGGCGACGGTGTTCGCCACCGTGCGGCTGATCGCACCGGCACCCTCGGCCCCGGCCTCTCCGAGGATTTGGCGACCGGCCCACGCCCGTGCGGTGTTGACCAGCCCGTAGCGGGTCAGGCCCAGGGCCTCACGAGCGGCGCCCTTGTACTCGGTGACGGCGTTGAGCCCGGCGTCCAACTTCTGCATCCCCTGGGCCTCGCGGATGCCCTGGCTCGTCTTGGAGACGTCCTGGACGAAGTTCCCCCAGCGGCCCAGCTTCTGGGCCGTGTTGACACCCTCTGAGACGGCCTCAGCGCCCTCTGAGACGGCATCAGCGCTCTTGACGGCGGCGCTGATGCCCTCAGTGGCCCCGGCGACGCCAGCGGCCACCTCAGAGCCCTCAGCGGCCAACGCGGCACCACCAGCGATCCCCCCGGTGGCCACCGTGGCCGCCACGAGCCCCGCGGTCAGCAGGAGGTTCTGGGGCTTGACGAAGTCCTTGGCCATGTGGGTGCCCACGGCCTTGGCGATCTGGAACGTCTCGCTGGGGTGGTGCTGCACAAACTGCTCAGCGTGATACGCACCTTTGGCGATGTCGTCCCAGTGGTGCGGATCGAGGGCGAAACCGCCGACCTTCGTCGTCGACTTCTGGAGGTTTTCGACGGCACCGACTGACCCGGTGACCACCTTCCCAGCGTCGTGCAACGCGCCCGTGACGAAGTCACCGATGCTCATGTCAATCCCCTTCGGAGACGGTTACTCCCAGCGTACTCGCCACGTCCGACCAGGCCCGAGGTGTCATCTCCTCGGGATCCCGGAATCCCGGTACCCGTTGGGCGTGCTCGATGCGCAGTGTTGAGACACCAAGGGCGATGGCCTTCATCAGCGGCGTCCAGTCGCTGTCGATGTAGAAGGCGATCTCCCACCCCGAGGCCAAGAACTCCCGGAGCTCATCGACCTTCCAGTCGAGGTATTCGAGCGGCGTCGTGCGCGGATCGTAGAAGCGCAGGTTCGACCACTCGGCCATGTGCTCCCGCTTGAGCCACCAGCGGGCGATGTCGGGCGGGGCGGTGGTGAGCCCGATGAGTTGATACCCGCCTTTGAGCACTTCGTACAACGGACGAGCCGAGCGGTAGGCCGCCGCCGTCCGCAGGTCCGGTCCCTGGGCAAAGGTGTTCTCGATGGAGACGACGACGATCACGGTTGTTGAACGTAGGCCTTGTTGACCCAATCCGCTGGCTCGACCACCGGATCCCACGTCTGGGTGGCGTCGTTCCAGATCAGCGGCACGTTCCCGAGTTGCCCGGCGTCGTACCAGACGCCGTCACGCAGGTTGATCCGGAACACCAGGTCGTAGAGCGGCGTGAGAACCCCAGCGGTGGCCGTCGTGGGGGCCGGTGGGGTCAGCGGTGTCACATACCCCGGGCTGATGGCACTGGCATCGTCCACACTCCAAGGGTTGCCGTAGAGGCCCACCCAGGTGGCCTGGTTGGCTGGCTTGTCGTCGGCGTCGAAGCGGAAGTAGCCCGTCCCGTTGTCTGGATTCTGGGAGAGAATGGTGCAGACTTTAGCAGGAAGCACCGGATCCGGAGACACCTGGAGATCCGACTGGGACTGCCAGAACAGCACCCACGGCACCGAGTAGGTCGTGCCCACGGCAACCCAGGTTTCCCCGTCATCGGAGCGCAGGGCCTGGATGGTCATCTGGGCCGTCTGGGGGTTGGTGCGCATCTCCACGCCGATGTAGTCGGTGGCGCCGTCGGTCATGTGGAGTTGGGCCGCCGTGGCCAGCGTGGCCGTGGTCAACGCGGTGCCGTCGGTGCTGAACTGCATCGTCAGGCTGCCGGCCTCGAACCCGAGGGACCAGGCGAAGTCGGGGGCACTACCCACCCCCACGATCAGCCCGCTGGCGGTGGTGTTGGTCACCGCCAGCTTCATCACCGTGCGCCACGGTTCCAAGGCGTTGATGTTGAACTGGGAGGTGTTGCCGGGGTAGTCGGGCTGGTACAGGCCGGTGGCCGTGCCCACGGTGTTGTCGAGCGTGCCGTCGTGCCAGGTGCCCACGTCGGGCGTGCCGGTCTGGTCACCGGCCCACGGGCCCGGAGCGCCCACTACGTCGGCGTTGGGCGCCTTCCAGGGGTCGGTAGAGGGGAGTCCTGGGACCGGACGCACCCGAGAGATGAGTTGGCGCTGGCGCCAGCCGTCGTCGTTGGTGGCGTCGAGCGGTGGCACCTCGGTGGCCGGGGGCACGATGTCCTGCTCGTTCCAGTGGGCGTAGGCGTAGCTGACCAACTGCAACTTGACGTTGGGGTCAGATACGGCCTGGAAGGTGTCGAGTTGGGTCCAGTCGAAGCCCGGCGCCTTGAGCGAGCTCACCAGCCACAGCCGAGCCAGACCCTGGTTTGCCTGGTAGTAGGGGATCCCGATCGACTGCTGCACCGTGCTGAAGCCCTTGGGCATGCCCTGAAGCGCGGGCGTCAGGTACTCCACGTTGCCGATGTCGTCGTGGCGCAGGAAGGCCAAGAACGGGAACACGACGTGGTCCTTGCCGGCGCCCTGGGCTCGGGTGATCTCCCGGAACACGTAGGAGCGGAACGGCTCGGTACCGACGTCGTTGGGCAGGCTGCGGGTGTCGCAGGACATGCCTTCGTGGGCGTCCACGAACAGCACCCAGTCGTTGTCCTCCAGCAGGATCACCGGGTCCTTGAGGGCGGCCGCGAACTGGGCGGCCCGGAACTGCGCCGGCACCACGAAGAAGTTGATGTCGGTGGTGGTGTGGCTGGCGAAGGGGAACGTCTTGTCCCAGTTGACGACCCAGTAGCGCTGGTCACCGGTGTTGATGTCGGTGATGAAGAGGTCGTCGCTGAACCACTGCGTCCAGCGCACGCTCTTGCCGACGTCGAACTCCAGGTCCCCGAACTGGGCCCCGATGAGGGCGTGGATGAAGGCGTCCTGGGACGTCGTCAGGGCCTGCGGCTGCGGCGCTGGCCCTGACGGCGACGTGGTGTTGAACGTCTGGCTGTCACTCACCGACCCTGCTGCTTTCGCATCTTCTGGTAGCGCTTCTGGCGTGGCGTCAGGGCGTCGGAGTACATCCCCTTGCGCCGCCGGAGCTCAACTTGGATGTAGGCCTGCTGGTACGGGCACAGGTAGCACAAATACTGCCGGTATTTGGGGGGCACCTCGAAGACGTGGCCCTCGTCGTCCTTGTAGGAGGCCGGGCCGATCCGCTTGGAGTCGTCCATGTAGTCCCGGCAGCCGGACTGGATGTCGGGGTTGCCGTGGTCGTTGTAGCACTGGGTGGCGGAGGTGCGGTACTCGTCGCGCTCCTCGTAGAAGTGCCCGGTCTGGTCCTGGAGCTCCTGCTTGATCTGCTGCACGATGTCCATGGCGTCCCACGTGCGCTGGTCGCAGCCCCAGGTGCGGATCATGCCGCCGTGGGTGGTGGCGTCGTCGTTCATCCCGTGCTCGTGCTTGCCGACGAAGTCCTCCAGGATGGGATCCACCGCCGGCACCATCTTGGCGTGGCCCTCGGCATCGAGGAGCGGGATGTGCTCCCCGCTGTCGTAGTGCAGCACGGCGGGGATCATGGGGGTTCCTGGGGCAACGTCAGGGATCCGCTGGAGGATCCGACAGAAACTGCACGCCACCAACCTAGGCATCGTCGCCTCCGTCGTTCTGAGAGGGGTCACGCTCCGCGGCGCCGTCGACCGCCTCGGAGGTCATACCCGTGTTTGATTCCCACGAGGTGGTGATATCCCCGGGGCGCACCCCGGGCGAGCTCCTCGTGAACTGACCACCCAGGTGGTCGGGGGCTGGCATCAGAACAACCTCAACTGTTGGGACTCACGGATCTGGCGGGGCTTGCCGGCCCGCAGGACGTTGCGCACCCCGCGCTGACCCTTGCGGGCCACGCTGGCGGCGATCGGCTCCTCAGCCGTGTCACCGGCCGTGGCGGGGTAACTCTTGGCCTCATGGGTCAGCGATGAGTGCAGACCCTCCAGGCCACCGCTGACGGCGTGCTCGTGGGCCGGAACAAAGTCCAAGCTGTTGGTGACGCTCTTGGTATGGCTCTCGGGCACGGCACCGGTGCTCTTGAGCTTGCCGATCATGCGCTCGGAGTGCACGCTCAGGTTGGTCGGGGCCTGGAGGTGACGACCCTGGGCGATCGACTCGTCCCCGGCCACGCCGAGCAAGGTCGACGCCATGTGCCTGCCCTCGTGGGCCATCGACATCAGATCGACGGTGTCACGGGCGTGGCTGCTGCGGTTGAGGAACAGGGGGATCTGCCCAGGGATGTCGTGGGTGTTGATGTGCTCGTTGCGGGGGTTCCACGAGCTCCCGACCGAGTACTTCCCGGCCCACTTGCTGTTCCACCCCTGGGCCATGGCGCTCGACTGCGTGTGCTCACCGATCGGCCCGGCGTAGAGGTTGTGGCTCGTTGCCGGGTGATGGGCCACCTCCAGCATGCCGACGTGGCGGGCGCCGCTCATCGGGTCCTTCGGCTGGGCGTAGGCCTGGTAGCGGGTGTAGCTGGTGTCCACCTTGGGGTCGTAGCTGTCACCGGCGAAGTTGAACTTCTCTCGGGTGACCATGTGCTTGCCGAACTGGGCTTCGGAGAACGACGTCACCGTGGCCTCGCGTACGTGTTCTTGGCCCGCTTGAGCTCGCCGTTGCGCTCGTAGTGGCCGGTCGAGCAGGTGTAGCCCTCGCCGTCGTCGGAGCGCTTGAAGTTCTTGCGGTTGGTGTGCGTGTACCCGCACTCAGAGCAGACGTGCTGGACCGGCTCTTGTCCCTGCCCTGCCGCGAACGCATCGAGCCGACGTGTGCCGGGCATCAGACCTTCTCTCGGTAGCGCCGAGAGGACTCAGCAGCGCAGACACGGCAGATCCGCACGCCCTTCGCCGTGACCCTGGTGTTCTCCTCGTCGTAGGCGTGGCCGTTGCGACAGTGCGTGCGGTTGAGGCCAGCCCCGTAGCTGTGCCATCGACCTTTGGCGACAGCGTCCTTCATGTTCTGACTCCTCGTTCCGACGGAAAGGTGCGCAGGGTTACAGCACGCCGGAGTATCACAACTGTGCATCACATCCATCCCAACAGGGATGGGTTCACCGTTGGCGAGGATCCAGGCGAAGCGGTGGGGTTGCCACCACATCTTGCACACCATCAACTTGCCGTAGCCGGTGCCACCCGTGCTGCCCAACCAGAGGTGGCAGGAACTGGTCTTGTGGACGCGCATCTGCCCTCGGCGTTCGGCCATGAGGGCACAGGCCATCTCTAGCTCGGGGTCACGGGTCGAACTCATGTTCTAAAAACGGGTATCACCATCGCCCGTCGTCTTGAGCTCCCGAGGCAGGCCGGAGCGACGGACGTGCGACTCCAGGAACGGGCTCTCGGGCCACTCGTCCACGTGCTCGTAGCGGGGCCACGAGTAGCGCTCGACGGGAGCGTTCTCCACGACGCCCCGGTTCGGCGTCAACTGGATGTAGGTGTTGTCGATCGAGCCCTGGTTGAACTCCAGGTCCATCGACCTCGAAGCGTTGACGGCCATCAGGCCCTCCTATCCCGCCATGTTGGGCGAAGCGTTGAAGCCCCGCAATGTTCCGGACCACATGTCTTCCTGGGCGTCCACGTTGCGCGGCTGACGTGGGGTGCCCGACACCCACGAACGGATCTGTGGCGTCCAGCGGTCGGTCTGGAGTACTTCCTCGATGGTCAGCGGCGTGTCGTCGTAGCCGAACATCGGGGGGAACGGGATCGAGATGAACGGTGGTCGCTGCTGACGGATGATGTCAGCCGGCACGCTCATCAGCCGCAGTGCTTCGGACACTACGTACTCGTTCTTGGTGGTGAAGGGGCGGGGTTGCCAGGGGTTGTCCCGGTAACCGTCCTCTTCGATCTGCACACTGCCAGCCGTAGATGACACAGCCACCGGGTCGAACGTCGAACGGTCAACCCGAATGGCCATGTCAGGAGCTTAGAGCGTGCTACGGACTACGAGTGGGGTTGTCCGGGTCCGGATACTCGTTGGGATCTCCCTCGAACCGCCCCTCCTCGTGGAGTTGGCGGGCCACCTCCTCGACGTCGAGGACATCCTCGTCGTCGTCTTCCTCGATGGGCTCGTCAACCCCTTCGTCTTCCCCGCTCACGATTCGGCTTCGACCGTGTCCGGGTCAGCCGTGGCCGGAACCTCGCCGTGCAGGCGGGCGACGTCCTCTTCGGACATGTCGCCGGTGGCGCCGGCCCATGCCGCCTCGACGGCGTTCATCCCGGAGGGGAAGAAGGGTCCGACTTCGACCTCGTTGTCGGCCGCCATGCGGCGAACGGTCTGACGAGGGGTCTGCTCCTCGACATCGACGTTCTCACCCGTCGCCGGGTCAGTCCGCTCATCAACGACTTCGTTGCTCATTGGTATCTCCTTGTTATTGCAGCAGTAGGCCGAAGGCCGTGAACGCTAGGCCCGCTGAGATGAACAGCAGGCGAAGGCCCGGCCACCATGCCGTGCGAGCCGGGTCGGCAGCCGGACCCGGCACCAGCGACAGGATGGCGGCGATGGCGAACAGGATCAAGGCGATGAGGAAACAGACGTCCCCTCCTGCCGTCTTCCCTTGGGCTATGTCAGCCAGGATCATCATGGTTGCTCCTCATCTGATGTGATAGGTGTCTCGAAGTTGCCCGGTGGCGACCGAGAACGAACGCCGATGTAGGCACCCAGGAGTCCGGTGAGCCCACCCACACCAGCGATGAGCACTTGGGTGGCGTTCTCCGACAGGCTGACCTCGGGGAAGGAGTGGTTGAGGATCTGCACGGTGGTGGCGACGAGGATCATGAGCACCGCGCCGCCCAACGAGAGAGCAAGCACGAGCGCCACAAAATCGACTGGTTCCCAACGCACCCCTCGCCGCCTCATGTGTCATGTCAACTTCTAAGTGAGCAGGGCGGTCCAAGAACCCTGACCGCAGTCGGTGGGGGGAGATGGGGTAAGGCCCGAGGCGTTGTCGAACTTGACCTTGGCGCTGTCCGTGCCGTTGCCCCACTGTCCGTCGTAGTTGGAGACGTTGCCCTCGTTCATGAACCCGCAGGCGGCCAAGAGGTGCTGCATCTTCTTCACCTCAGCCCCACTGTCACCCTTCTTGAGGTTGGGCATCGGGCCGCACAGCGCAGCCCAGGACTTGGGACCGCAGTCGGTATCACCACTCGCCAACCCGTGGTCCGAGTCAAACCGGGCTTTGGCACTGTCCGTGCCGTTCCCCCAGGCACCGTCGTAGTTCGCCGTGTTGCCCTCGTTGAGGTAGCCGTGGGCGGCCAGCAGGTGCTGCATCTTCTTGACCTGGATACCGCTGTCGCCCTTCTTGATGGTGGGCAGCGAGTTGGTGAGGCTGGCCGGCCATGTTCCGGACGGTGGCGGCGTGGGTTCCGGGCTGGGGCCTGGCCCGGGACCACCACCAGCGCCGACGCTCACGTCGGTGCGGAACTGGTCCATGTTCCACATGTTGCCGCCACTTGCGTAGCGTGAGTTGCCAGCGGGGTCGATCTTCCTTGAGGGGGCCCACTCAAAGTGGGCGTGGATTCGGGTATACGCGATCCCGTACCCGTCACACAGTGCCTTACACATGAGGACGTAGCTGTCCTGCTGCGCGTCGGGCCACTGCTCACCAACCCCATTGTTCCCGGCCTCGATACCGATTGCGCTGGAGTTCATGCTGTCGTCTGATGTGATACCGCACGGGTCGTGTCCGGAGCCGTTGGTATTGGTGGCTCCGCCAGCACACACGTAGATGGTGCCGTCCCGTGACAGGTAAAGGTTGCACAGTGGGGCATCCTGGTGGTTGAAGGTCATGTAGTTGACATCACCCCAACCGTCCATGGAGGCGCCGCTGGCGGTGTGGTGAGCCATCACGTGGTTGGGACGACCGGAGTCGTATCCCCCGGAGCCACGAGCACGGTTCTGCCAACCATCGACCTCGATCACCGGGTACCCGGAGCGCCGACAGACGTCGGCCAGATCACTGAGGTAGCGACTTCCCATTACAAGGCCTCCAGTCGCTCGCGGATCTGGTCGAGTCGGTTGTCGGTGCGCCGCCGGGCGTGCGAGCCCATCTTGTCCAGGAGCCGGAGCGCATCGTCCCGGCGCTGGTAGTTGAGGGGGTTCATGCTCTCCAGCCGGGTGGCGATCCGCTCCAGGATTGCCTCCTTCGCCTCCGGCGGATCGTTGTCATCCCAGGCGTCTTCGGGATCGTTGTCTCCGAAGGTGTCTGGGTCGTCGTACTCGACGTCACTCACGCGGTACCTCCATCAGGTGGCGTTGAAGTTGACGGTGTTCGACAGGGCCTCGGTGGGCCTGTTGCGAACACCGATCGGAATCGGCCCGGCGCTGCCACTGTCGGGTGTCGTGTTGAAGGAAGGACAGATCAACTGCGTGTTGCTGGAGAACGTGGTGGCGATTGGTGAGTAGTTGGCGTAGACCACGGCCCCGGACACAAAGCCTGACCCCTGCACCGTCAACTGCATCGTCTGGCGACGGGCACCAGCCGAGGGGATCAGGCCGCTGACGGTGGCCGTCGCAGCAACACCGGCGATGTCTGACGCCGCGCCCGAACGCCAACCGTGACCGCCGAAGGTCATCGCTGGTGCTCTAGGCCGTGCTTGGCCATGTAGCCGAGGGCCTCGGCGTTGGTGCCGAAGCGCTGGGCGCCGTGCTCGGCCGGCAGGTTGGGACCGTGGCCGACCAGGGCGTAGCTCACGCGGTCGGGGCTGACCCCGGTTTGGCTGACCGGCTGCACCTCCCAGCGTTGTCGGCCGACCTGACGGTTGGGGTGGCCGCTGGTGTCGATACCTCGGGGCATCACTTCTCCTTCGGGACCTTGTGGCCCATGCCGATCGAGCGCATGTAGGCGGCGTAGTCACCAGGGCTGGACTTGGCCGTCTGCTCGGTGGCGTCGGCGGCTCGCCAACTTGCGAGTTCCTGGTTGTAGGTGCCCATCTCTTCCCGGCCGACCTTGCGGCGCGGGTGGTTGGCGGTGTCCTCACCTCTTGCCACGGCTGGTGCCCTTCTCTCGTGAGCGAGCGGCCTTCTTGGCCATCGCGGAGCGGGCCGCCGGGCCCTTCGCCGCCTGGTTGGAGATCGCTGCCGCCTTGGACTTCGAGTAGCCCTCCTTCTTGAGGGCCTCGTACTCGTCGGGCTTCTTGATGGACGGCCCGAGGTCCTTGCCGCCGGGCATCAGCGGTACGTCTTCGTGTGGTACTTGGACGCCGTCCCGGCCTCGGCCCGGTTGGCCAGCGAGGCGGCGGCGACCTGGCTGCGGTGCTGGGTGCGGAAGGGGCCGGCCTCGTACACGTCGTCGCCGCCCTCGACCCGTGCCGTGTGGGCACCGGGCGCGTAGCGGGAGTGGACCGACTCCAACAGGTAGCTCCCGCTGGTGGCCGAGGCGGTGACGTTGCCGCCGGGGTAGCTGACGCTGGTGCCAGCCGGCGTGGGCTTCCAGTTGGTCTGCTTGATGCGATACGAGGCGCCCGAGCGCTCTGTCATGTGTTACCTCCCTGGGTAGCCGATGCTCATACCTGGGTTACCCCGCACCTCCCACGGTGGGGCCTGCGAGGCCAACACCTTGGCCCGGCTCGGCGGCGTCCTGGGGATGTTGTTGACGTAGCGCTGACCGATGGGCACACCGCGGGGTCCGACCCGGCGGTCGGTGGGGTAGCGCTCGTCCTCCAACTCGTTGAGGATCCCGGGCGGGAAGAAGCGGATCCCCTCGGCCTCGTACTCCAGGCCGGTCCACAGGTTGAACTCCTCGGGCCAGAAATAGTCGTCCTGGTCGATGCGCTCGCCCTTGTGGACACCCCTGGTGTAGGGCTTGTTCGTGGTGCGGGCCTTGAGCCCGTCCATGAGCCGGTCACCACGACGGGAGGGGATCGTGCCCAGGTAGCCGTCGGGGTACTGCGCCTCGGGCGTCCGCCGCCAGTACATCCGCAGGTTGTCGAGGTAGTCGTGGCCACGGGGGGCTGGCCCGAACGTCTCCGCCACGCGGAAGGGCGCGGTGGAACCTGGGTATGCGTTGTTCGAGTACCAGTTGTTGAACGACGCCACGGACGTGACGTTAGTCCAAAGGGGGTGCCTCTAAGGGGGGTTGGGTGAGCGCCTTCACGTCGCCCTGGAGTTCCTGAACGATGGCCAAGAGCTCCATGTTCTCTAAGAGAAGAGCGGCGATGCGCTCGGCCATGGTGTTCTTGATGAATCGATCACGGGCGATCACCTTCTGGAGATCAGCAATGGTGATACCCGTGTCTGATTCAGGTCCCGTCATCGTGTTCCTAGGCAGTGGTGGAGAAGCGGACGGAGTTGAGGGAGACGTAGTCGTAGCCACCGGCCACCGCTCCGAAGAGACGAAGGTTGCCGTTGCCCGACAAGACATCCAGACGCATGGTGGTTGGGGCAGTGCCGGGCGGGTTGACCCCGACCTCCACCGGGAGCACCTGGTTGACTGCCGGCTGGAACCCGGCTGGAAGAGATGCCATGACTGAGTTACCAGCAGTGATTGCACCCGACTGCACCAGGCCGCGCATCATCACCTCGTCCCCGATCTTGCGGTAGGACGGGACACCGAAACCCGCCCCGGGATACGCCACCCAGGTGCTCTGGTAGCCCGACAACGGTGTCCACGCTGGCGGCGTGGCCGGAATCGGCAGGGCTGGGTACGTGTTCGGCCCGACGTCCTCGATGTAGTAGTGCCCACCGGGCGTCGTGTACGTGGCCACCGCCGCCGCTGCCCCCGCCACGATCTTGACGACGTAGCTGTGCTGGGCACCGTCACCGTCGAACTCCCAGCGGCAGTCGAACTGCTGGAATCCAGTGGCGTTGACCATCTGATAGCGATCACCGACGGCGGCGTACTGGTTGACACCGTCCATCCACAACTGGGCCTGGGCGAAGACGACAGCGGTGGCCGACATGGCCCGCATCGCGAAGTGGATGCAGTACCGACGCCCAACCTGAGTGGTGACCGTCAAGGCGTTCGTGGCGTCGGCCGAAGTGCTGATCGGGATGGAAGCGAGCGAGGTGTTCAGCGAACCCATCGCCACGATGCCCAGAGCGTTGCCCTCGGCCACCACCCGAGGCCCGGCGGTGGGCGGAGCGATCGAGGCCGGGACGGTGGGGCCAGCATCCTCCACGGTCAGGACCATCGGGATGGTGGCGTTCGCACCCAAGGTGATCGTGCCCGTGCCCGCAGCCCGCACGGCGTTGACGGTGTAGGTGTGCGAACCAGCGGCCGGAGGGTCCACGAACTTCTGGAAGCTGGTGGAGCCGATGTTGGCCGTCCGCATCGTCACGACGCCCGAGTTGATCTGCGACCCGTCGCGCAACAGGTTGAACTGCGCCGTCGTATCAGCGACGTCGGCACTGGGCAACGCCTCGAAGCTGATGATGTAGCGACGCCCGGCCACGGTCGTGACGGTCACAACGGCCCCGGTGACGGCGACGGTGGTCCCGACGATGCCGCCTTGGTTGGCCGTGACGACGGCCGTACCGACCACACCCCAGGCCGAGTTCCAGCGAGCGGTGTTGGCGGCGTCGAAGCCGGAGCCGAGGACCGGGACCCACGCCCCGCTGACCCGTGCCTTGAGCGTGCCCATGTCAGGGAGTCACCGAGAAGATCGCTTCGGTGCCGACGTAGCGGTTGTCGCCGCCGTCGACCGTGGTGATGACGCCGCCGGTATCGATCTGGATGCCGCAGGTGGTGGCCCAGGAGGTCTGGGCGAACTGACGGACGAACGCTGGCCGGAACCCCACCGGGAGCGTGAAGGCGGTGGCGGCAAGCGTGCCGCCCTTCATGCCACCTTCGAGATACACGATGTCTCCGATCTTGCGATACCGAGGGGCCTGCATCCCCGCTCCGTAGGGCACCCAGCTATTGGCGAAGGTCGACACGAGGGTCCACCCCGGTGGCGTGTCGGGGATCGGCAGAGCGGGTGACTGGTTGGGGCCGACGTCCTCGACGTAGAAGAAGCCGTTGTCCGGGTAGACGTTCAGGCCGATCGACGAGTTGGCCTGCATCCACGCCACGAGGTTTCGTGTCGTGCCGTCACCGTTGTACAGCAGGTGGTACGAGAGGAAGTTGTAGCCCGGAGACGGTTGGGTGTAGGCCAGGGGGCCGCTGGAGTAGTTGGCGATGAAGTCGGAGCCGCTGTCCTTCAACCAGAAGGCGACGGCCGCTGCACCAGCACTCTGCATGGCCACGGCTCGGACCTCGAACGTGATGCGGTAGCGACGTCCGGTCAGGAGGGTGACGGGCAGGTTGTTGGTGACGGCGGTGGCGGTGTTGCCGGTCAGCGGGATCGGGTTGCCCACCAGGAATGTACCGACCGCCACGATCCCGAGGGCGTTGCCAGCGGTGGCGATGGTGGGCTGCCCCGCTGGTGGGTTGACGGCGGCCGGGGTGACCGGGCCGATGTCTTCGACGGTCACGTAGTTGATGACGCTGGCGTCGGCGTAGTTAGCCACCGACCCGCTGCCCGACTGCATGCCCATCGTCACGTCGAAGGTGTGGTTGCCATCGGCTGTCTCGTCGTAGAAGGCGACCACGTGCTGGGTCTGACTGGCGTTAGCCAGAGCGAAGCCGCTCCACGAACGGCTCTGGATGCTCGTGCCATCCCGGCGGATGACGACGACCGCAGCGTTGCCGGTCGCGGTGGCGTACGGGGCGATGGCGGCGGTGATCCGATAGCGCCGCCCGGTCCGGGTGTAGGCCGTGACGCTCGAACCGGTCAGCGCCACCGCCGTGGTGATGCCGGTTTGCGCTGACGTCCACGTCGACCGGGCCACCTGGCCCCACGACGAGTTCCAGAAGTTGGCCCGGTCGGTGGCGGCGGGATCGTCGTCGCTGTCATACCAGAGCTCGATCGAGGGCGTGGTGCCGATGGGGTCGTCGGTCCCGACGTAGACCTCGTCGGTGCCGCCACCAGCCGAGCCGCCGACGACGTCGACCCAGGCGCCGTTGACTCGTGCTCTCAGGACTCCCACGCCATACCCCCCTTAGGGCTGATACCAGAGTTCGGCGTTGGGGTACGTGCTGATGGGATCGGTCGCACTGATCACCACTTCCTGCGTCGTCGGGGCCACCACGGCGTTGTCGACGTACTGCTTGGTGGCTGCTTGGAAGGCCGTGGTCGGGTCCCGGCTGAGGGTGGCCGTGCCCTGCACGTAGAGCACCCCGACCTGACAGTTCCCAGCCTGGCCCTGGTACAGGTCGGTGATGATGTCGACCTCGCCCTGCACCACGAGCCCGCCCTGCTCGATCGACAGCGTGGTGTACATGCGCTTGGTCATGCCAGCACCACGATCCGGTAGTCACCAGCGGCAGGCGCCGTGGTGAAGCGGACGGTCACGTTGTTGACGTCGGTGCGCTCGACGTCACACTCCACCGAGTCCCACGGCGACACCGTGCGGTACACGTCGACCAACACGTCGCGGGTGTTGAAGGCGTGGTTGACGACGGTCGAGGTGGCCGCAGCGCAGGCGGCGGCGAAGCGCTTGATGCCGTTGGCGACGGCGGCGTAGCGGGCGTCGAGCGTGGTGGTGTTGACGACGATCGAGTCAGCGGCGACGGTCAGCGTGCTGTCGCCGGCGACGACGTTGAGCGTGGTGCCCGACGACGTCAGACCAGCACCAGCACCGACCGACCCGCTGCCCGAGAACTGCACCCACACCAGCGGCGAGGTGCCCATCCCGATCGGGGCGTTGGTGGTCTGCACCCACCCGGTGTCGGCCTGGGTGCTGCCCTCCATGATGTACACCGACGCCGACAGCATCTCGGTGCCCGAGTCGTTGTCGGTGGCCCGGGTCCACGCCCCGGAGGCGACGACGTAGATGCCGTTGGTGGTGGCGTCGGTCTGGTTCTTGACCAGACAGCGGTCCCCCGCCCCGAGGCTGGTTCCGTCGATCGACTGGAGGCCCGACAGCGTGATGTTGGCCGTGGTGCCGACGCGAGCCGGGTTCTTCCACGACATCCCCGTCGAGATGTTGTCGACGTACTGCTTGGTGGCGGCGTCGGTGGCGGCCGTGCAGATCGCCATGTTGGTGATCTTGAACAGGCCCATGTTGATGTCGGTGGTGGGCACCGAGAACGTGGACAGCGGGATCGTGGTGTGGTCGGCGGCCAGGTGCGTCGGCGTGCCGTGGGTGTGATCGCTGCGGGCCACGGTGATGGCAGCACCGTCGCTCTTGGCCTGGCCGAACGCTGTCTCGGTGGGCACCGAGCCGTAGCCGGGGAAACCGGTGCCACCTCCCGCTGCTGACACCCATGACGTGCCGTTCCACCAGTAGAGGGTGTTGTCACCACTGTTGCCGTACAACTGGAACTTGACCGGCGAGGAAGGCGCCGAGGCCAAGCTCTGAACGGCGGCGTTCTGTAGCTCGTTCTTGGTCAGGTCGAGAGCGGTGAGGTACTTGCGGGCCATGGTGTTACCTCACGACAGGTAGGCGATACCGGCGAAGGCGGCGCTGAACGTCAACGTGACTTGGTTCGCGTTGTCCCAGGTGGTCTCTCCTTCGCACGTGGACCCGCCGCTGTCCTCAACGACGATGTTGGGATACCACCCGAGGTTGTGGACGATCACCCATGTGGCGGACGGGCTGCCCTGGACATAGCGGTAGGCGACGTTGCCCACGGCTGGTGTCGCCGGGATGGCGTCGGTGTCGAACCACAACTCGATGGTGGGGTGGGAAGCGATCGGGTCGTCCGTCCCGATCCATACCTCGTCGGTGCCCGTGCCACCACCACCCTGGTTGGGCGCCGTGTAGTAGGCGACGATGGCCTGGTTGTTGCTCGGAGAGAAGCCACCATAGACATCGACCGTCACCGGGACCGTCACCCATGAGTTGGCGGTGACCACTGGCGTGCCGGTGACGAGATAGAGAGATACCATCCCGTAGTTGTTGGCCTCGTAGAGGTAGAACTGGTCGTTCACCACCAAGTTGTCGACGCCAGGTACCACGACACCGTTGGCGTCGTACAGCGAGACGTAGATCTGGGTGACCAGGGACTCGTCGTTGCTGTTGGTCCGCAGCTTCCCGTTGCCAGGGTCGACGGCAGTGATGCGGTTGTCGTAGACGAAGGGGCGTTGCGCCACCGCCGCGCCGGGAGGACCGGGCGGACCAGGCGGACCGGGCGGACCTTGCTCACCGCCCCCGCCCGCGGAGTCACCGCCTGCCCACACCGGGTAGCTCGGATTGCCACCCTGGAAGAAGATCCAGCCGTCGGTGCGGGTCGTAGGCATCGCCCCGAGGAAGGCACGCACCGTGATAGGGGTGTCACCGAACACCTGGGGCACGTAGGCCTTGATCGTGCTCCCGTTGACGGCGATGGCTTGGCCGCGGTAGACGGCGGGGAAGAGGGCCACGAGCTACCTCATGAACAGATGGAAGACCTGGGCGGAGATGTCGCCCTGCCCCTCGTCACCGGGGATCGTCTCGAAGCCGATGGCCACGCCGAGATCGAAGCCCCGTGTGGCCACGTAGCCCCGGGCGATGGCGATGGCCTTGCACGCTTGGGCGACGGCGCCGGCCCCGACGGCCCGGATGACGGGCATCTGGTTGCTCTCGAAGATGAACGCTCGGATCGAGCCGGCAACAGCTTGTGGTTGTGAGGAGCCGGACACCCTCATCAGATTGTCGGTGACCATCACCATCGGGTGCTCCTCTTAGTGCCACGGTGTTCACGACACAGTAGCCGGCGCCCCCTCCGGATAGATGCGTATGAGTCTGCGCTTGGAGTTTGGTCGGGAGCTCGGTCCGGTGAGCTTGATCTGACGTTCGGCCCTGGTAGAGGTGTACAACCAGGACAGCGCGATCAGCGCGGCCTCGGCCCGGTCGGAATGTTTCTTGAGCCGGAACAGGTCAGAGTGGGTGGGCCAGCGCTCGATGGCCAGCTTCCGGGCCGCCTCCTTGTCCTTGCCGATCAGGTGCATGACACCCTTCCACTCCTGGGGTGGAGCGAAGAAGAGTGGTATCTCAAGAGCGGCGACGACCCCGATGACGATGCCGTACGAGGTGCCGAACTTGAAGCTGGACGCCACCCCCTGCTTGGGCATCGAGTGGACCTTCTCCACCACGCATGCCTCTAAGCGACCACTGGCCAGGATCAACTGGGCCAGGAAGTGGGCGTTGACCTCGCCGTTGACGACGGGCATGTCCTCCACCTCGTGGAGCCGGCCGGTCGGCGTCACCCAGGCCAGCGCGCCGGTCTGACCAGGGTCGATGCCCAGCACCTTGGGGGCGAGCTCGTCGTTCTGCTCCTGCCCCATGTCGCCCCACCTCCTCACGTCCTCACGGTGCCCAGCGCATCTGGCGACGGTCCAAAGGGGTGTTTGCCGTCCGTCGTGTCAACTCCCGCGACACCAGCGCCGCACAGCGCTCACAGTTGTCCCGGATCACCTGGGTCATCTTGCGGGCAGCGTAGGCGTTGAGGCGCTCTTGCGCCGCAGCGTCGATGGCCGGCTCGCCGGCTAACCGGGCTTTGATCTGGGTCACCGTGTCCTTCGGAGCCCAACTCTTGACCAGGCCCTCGGCCTCAAGGAACTTGAGCCGCACCTCGGCACGTTCCTCCACCACCTCAGCGGTGGCGAGCTCGGTGGCGGCGTAGTTCTGCCAGGCCACGTACTCGGTGAAGATCTGCATCAGTCGCTCGTCCGACAGTATGGTGATATCACGAGGGAGATCGGGGATCTCGAACTCAGGACGGGCGAAGGGTCCTCCTCCGCTTGGCGGCGTTGGTGCGTTGGACGACGACCGTTGGCGGATGTACTTCTTCTTGGGCGGCGTTTCCATTGGGTGCTCCGATGTTCCAGCACGTTCGGCGGTACTCACAGGAGCGACAGATCTTGACCTGCGCATCCTCGGCCCATGACGGACGTTCCGGTGTGATACCAGTGCGGACTCCCTGCGCCACCTCGCGGACATCGTCCAGGCGGGCAGCGATGTAGTCCTTGTTGTAGCCGACCACGAACTCCTTGGTCTGCTGGGTGAACTTCGACTCGTAGATGAAGCAGATCTGCTCGTAGCGGGGGAACGACATCCAGAGGTAGTACTGGCCCTGGCGCATGTGGCTGGGCAGGGGACGCTTGATGTTGAACCAGATCTCCTCGGCCGACGTACCATCCTGGTACTGCTGGTAGAGGCGGGGGGCCTCGAACCGCAGGGTCTGGATGCCGATCGACTTGATCTCGACCAGGCCCCGCCAGTCCTCCAGGTGGACGGCAGCGTCAGCGTGGCCCTCCACGAGGTAGTTCTTGTGGCGCATCGGGAGTTCTCGGTACACGAGGCGGGGGCTCAGACAGAACTGGCACACCTTGGGCGAGAGAGCGCCCCACCGGTGGCCGCACTCCAGGCACTGCCAGTCCCCCCACAACACCCCCATCTCCCACAGCCACGTCTGATACTTGCCGTGGATCGTGTGGCCCTCAGCGAAGGCGTTGGCCATCCGGAAGCTGGGGTTGGCCTGGCTCGTGCGGTCAACGGGGGCGTCGGTGATGCGGTAGTAGTCGTGCCGACCGCACCAGTCGTGCTTGGCCAGGTCGGAGGGGTGCATGTGGTGCATCGAGTGGTCGTCAGGGCGGGCCTCGAACCCCGAGCGCATCACGTGGCGCTCCAGGTGCGGCAGCAGGACCCCCTCGTCGCTGCGATAGGTGTCTTTGAGGCGCTTGAGGGCTGATGGGCGGATCAGCCTGGTCATGGGCTACTCCTGGTCCACGATGATGGTGTCCCGACCCATGTAGTTCCGGCGCTCGACGCGGTGCAGCACGGCGTCAGGGTGCTTGGTGCGGAACAGGTCGATGGCTCGCTCCAGCGACGACGTGATCACGGCGGTGTGGACGTTGGCCCAGTACGTGCGCTTGTGGTCGTTGTCGGTGACCTGCTCGGAGGCCTGGATCTCCCAGACGTGGCGGGGAGCGCCGTTGCGGGTGGGGTAGTCGTCACGCATCAGGAGGCCTCATCTCATCGAAGTCGTCCTGTGTTATCACAACGAGATCGGTGTCACCGATCCGGATCGCCAGGGCCGGCATCGCGCCCTCCATCATGGCGTTCTTCCGCAATGAGTTCCACACCGCCAGGCTCACGGAGATGCTGATACCGGCCGTCTGCTTGCACTCCCAGAGGATCCGGCGCCCCTCGCGTACGTCGTTGCGCTGTCGCCAGCCGCTGCCGGAACCTCGCGTACGAGCACCGGCCCGTCGCCGGGCGAGATCCTTCTCCTGCTTCTCCCACGGCTTCACTTGACCCGGACCAGGCGCTTCTTGGCCTTCGCCGGCAACGGGGTACCGAGGACGTGGTGACGGACGTGGGCGTCGATCTCCCGTTGGAACCCCAGATCCTCACGCAAACTGGCAAGAACGGGATCCTTCCCCACCCACTCCTGGTCCTGGTAGTAGTAGCGGCTGCCCCGGCGCTCGATGATGCCGTAGGTGGTGGCGATGTTCCAGACCTCGGCCACCGAGTCGTACTGGCCGGCGACGAACGGGAAGTGGTCATCGAAGTAGAAGTCGGTGACGGCCACCCGGTGCGGCGGGGCCGTCTTGTTCTTCATCGTGCGCATCTTGATCGTCTGGCCCACCTTGACCTTGTTGGGGCCGTCGATGAAGCCGTCCCGGGCCACCTCGACGCGGGTGAAGTACGAGAAGTTCTTGCCCTTGCCGCCCGGCGTGGTGCGGGGATCCCCGAACGACGTGATCGAGTCCCGCCACTGGTTGATGATCAGGCACAGGCAGTCGCGCTCGCCCACCAGGCGCCGCTGCGAGGGGGTGGACTTGCGCATCAGCTTGTTGGTCAGGCGAGCTCCCAGGCCGACCACCCAGTCGTCCATCGTGGCCTCCTCCTCGGCCCGGGGCACCAGCGCCGGGTCGGAGTCCAGCACGATGGCGTCGAAGGCCTTGGAGTCCAGGCCCTCGATCATGATCCCGTAGGCGTCCTCCATGATGTTCGTCTCGGCCAGGACGATGCGGCTGGTGTCGGCGCCCAGGGCCTCGGCCCACGGGACGTTGAAGTCCTCGCTGGCGATCCACAGGGTGCGGTGGTCGGGCTCGACCTGAGCCGCGGCCACCGTCTTGATGGCCATCACGGTCTTGCCGTGGGACTCCAGGCCGATGATCTCGTTCCACACGTTGAGGGGCCAACCGCCGCCCAGGGCCAGGTCGAAGGCCAGGGAGCCGGTGGAGGTGCGGGTGAAGGTCTGGACGGTGTTGGCGTAGCGCAGCGTCTCTGACTTGAGACGCTTGTTGATCCGGCCGATGATCTCATCGATGTCGGGGCGGGCGGGGGCGGCTTGGGCGGGCACGCCGGGATGCTACGCCCCCCAGGAGCTCGCCTGCCCTTGCTCGAACAGACCGTTGTATCCACATGTGAAGCAGTGCGGTGCTGGTGGCGGGCCCCGTCGCTTCTTCCCCGACAGATCCTCGAAGAACAGCGCTGCCCCGCAGTTGGGGCACGGATCCGGGTTGAGCCGGGCACCCTCACCCGGGGTGGCCCGACCGGTGGCCTCCTGCATCTGGAGGAGTTGCGTGGTCGACACCGACTCCTGCTTCTGCCCGGTGGGGGGAGGTGGTGGCGGTTCCTGCCTAACCGGGGTTTGAGTTTGTGGGGCGTAGGTGTAGTAGGTGTTGCCATTCGTGCTGGTGGGGTACGTGACCACGCCGTTCCACGACTGCTGCACCGGCTGGGGTTGCGGTCGAGGGGCCTCTTGGCCGCGTGCTCGGGCCAGCGCTCGTTGGTACCACGCTGAGTTGTCAGTCACGACTGGAGAGTATGGACCAACCGCGACGCTTCAACGAGAAACGAGATGAAGGCACCGGACAGGCCTTCGAGGAGCGCCTCGGGCGATTCGACGTCAGCCAGGGAGCTAGCAACTCCCTCGGCGTAAGCGTCAGCCAGCGAGGTCACTTCCACGATGGTCGCACGGTCCAGGACACCGAGGGCCATGAGCATCAAAGTAACACAGGACTCGCAGAACGGGCAGGTCTGACCATCGTGCTGACACGAGCTCGTCATTTGCCCTTCGCCTGCGACCACGAGTAACCAACTCCTGCCGAGGCCAGCAACGGGATCTCGTCCCCCAGGATGGGGCCGCCATCGCTGTCTCTGATGTCTCCCATCGTAGAGACGACGATGGGAAGAACCTCATCCACCCAGTCCTCCTGGCAACAGACAACGATCTCGTCGTGCACCTGGACCACCATCCACGCTGGCAACTCAGCCAGGTTGGAGTGCAGGCCCAACATGGCCATCTTCGTGATGTTGGAGGCGAAGCCCTGGATGATGGCGTTGATCGCCTGACGCTCCGCCCGCCAACGCTTCCAGTCCTCGGGGTTGTAGAGGTCCGGAAGCCTCCGCAGGCGCCCGATCGGGGGGATCAGCACCGCTGGCGGTTGGGAGATGAAGTTGGCACGGTCACCACGAGCTCGGGCTTCCCGCAACATGCGGGCCTTCCACGGCTTGAGGGCGGCGAACTGGGCGTAGTAGCGGTCGAGGAACTGCTGGCCGCGGGCTTCGGAACCGCCGGCCACCGAGGCGATCTTGCCCTTGGTGGCGCCGTAGAGGGTGGCGAAGTTGAGCGTCTTGCCAACCTGGCGCAAGTCCGGCGTCACGTCCCCGACGGGGATCCGCAACGCGGCCGCCGTGGCCTGGGCGTGGATGTCAGACCCCTGTTTGAAGACCTGGGTCATCACCGGGTCGCCGCTCTGGTGAGCCACGCAGCGGAGCTCGATCTGGTCGTAGTCGGCCACGATCAGCACGTGGCCGGGCCCGGCCACGAACAGGTCCCGGATCCGCGAGCCCCGAGGAAGCTGCTGGAGGTTAGGGCTGGCACTTGAGAGACGGCCCGTCACGGTGCCGTGTTGCTTGAATGAGGTGTGGATCGTCGGTAGGCCGCGTTCGTGGGGCGTCAGCATCTTGCTCAGCCCCTCCACGAACGTGCCCCGCAACTTCTCCAGCAGCGACCACTCCAGGAACCACTCGGCCATGTGGTTGCCCCGGTCGGCGTAGTACTTGAGCACGGCCTGGGTGACCTGGGGGACCTTCGTCTCCTCGGTGAGGCTGAGCGCTCGCAAGTTCTGGCTGCGCAGCTTGGTGCCCGGGATCTTGCGCTCCTTGTCCAGGTCCCAGGTCGGCGCCGGCTTGCCGTGCCCGAACATGACCCAGCGCTTGGCGTCGGTGTTGGACAGCGGGAACTGGCCGCCGGCGGCGATCCAGCACTGCTCTTCGAGCTCACGGAGGCGCTGCTCCAGGTTGGCTTTGACCTGACCCAGGTTTGATCCGTCCACGCAGAACCCGGCCTGCTCGATGTCCATCAGCACCGGGTACACCGACATCTCGAAGTCGTAGATCGGTTGCAGCCCGCGAGCGATCAGCCGTGGGTAGAAGAACTGGAACTGCAACCAGCAGTAGCGGATGTCCTTGGCCAGATAGCGGGCCACCTCATCGAGGCCGAAGAAGTCGACGCCGGCCTTGCCGAGGTTGGGGTAGAAGCGCTTGCGCCGGTGCAGGGGGATGCCCAGCCAGTCCATCGTCAGCGTCTTGAGGGTGTAGTCGGGCAGGTTCTCCGTCAGGACGTGGCGGATCAGGATCGTGTCGTGGTACGGGCCCGGTGGGATCTCACCGTCGTAGTACTTGGCGACCGTCTGGAGATCGAACTTGACGTTGTGCCCCAACTTGGCCCGATCGCTGAACAGCAGGGGGCGGACGGCCTCGAACACGGCGGCGGGGCTCAGTTGAACCGGCGGTGTCGCAAAGGTGGCCGGCACGGTGTGGTCGACCAAACGCATGGAGATCTTGCCGGTCTTGGTCTTGCTTCGAGGGTCGTCGGCGCCGTAGAGCATGCAGGCGGGCGTCTTGTCCCTGTGCTCCCGAACCAGCGTGACACCCTTGGGATGACTGAGTGGAATGAGGTAGACCTGGCCCGGGCCCCCGATACCGAGCCAGGTCACCTCATTGGTACGAGGGTTGGGGTTGTCCTTGACCTTCTCCCTCGTCTCGACGTCGATGCACACGACATCGGACCGAGACAAGCGCTCGACGGCGTCGTGAACCTCAGCGATGTCGGTGATGACGTGCGGCAAGCGCACGGCGATCAGCCCTCGTAACCGCCACCGTCATCCGCGACGAGCTCCTGCGCCAACTCCCGGAGCCGGCGGATCGGCTCGACCTTGACGATGTCCTCGGTGTAGAGCGTGAGCCGAGCGAGATCGTCGTCCTCGGGCGGCGTCACGTCGTAGTCCTCGGAGAGCGAGGTCTTGCGCACCGGGCTGACGTTGTACTGGGTGTTGGACTTCTTGCCGGTCTTCGACACCAGGAAGAAGTGCCGGGACAGCGGGGAGATCTTGGGGTCGTTGGCGTAGCCCTTCAACACGTTGAAGAGCCGAGCTCCGACCTCCCAGGACTTGAGGATCACCTGGCCGTCTTCGGACACCAGGGCCACGTTGAAGCAGGAGACGGCCTGGGGGCGGTCACCGGCCTCGCACAGCGGACAGGCCTCGTTGAAGCTCAGCGGGCACGTGTAGGCCCGTACGGTGCGCTGGCCGGAGTCGTTGGTGCCCTCGATCCAGTGCCGGCGGAAGCTGGCGTAGGGGCTGTCTTCGAGGAACTTGACGACCTGGGACGTCTCGTCGGGCCGGAACGCCTGGGCGTAGTCCGACGTCGACTCCATCACCTGCTGGCCGCCGGTCCAGCCTCGCTTCAAGCGGGGCTTGGCGCCGTTGCCGTTGCGGGCGGCGGGCTGTTCGAGGGGGGCGTCGTCGTCGGTGTCGGGGGCCTGCGGGAAGTCGTCTTCGTCAGGCTCGGCCTGAGCAGCGGGAGTGGTGGGGCGGGAGACGCGCTTGGTGGGCGCGGGGGTGCGCGCAATGCGCTTGGTGGGCGGCATGTTGGGCGGTGCTTTCTGGTGGTGGGTGTGTTGGTGTGGTCACCCGTGCAGTTCGTTGAAGAGACGGGCTACGTCTGCTGCGAAGGCCGGCGTCGGGGGCTTCTTGTTGAGGATGACCCGGTGCCGCTTCGCAAGGGCGAGTATCCCATCGATCTGCGCCCGAGTCCACAGCCGGCGGCCCTTGTCCGAACGTCCCCCGGCCACTCGCCCGTTGGTGCGGGGGGAGCGGTAGCCGGAGTTCGGCAGCAGGCCCTGGTCCTCCCAGGAGCGGATCGACTGCACGCTGTAGCCGAGGGCCTTGGCCAGCGCGCTGATGAAGAAGAACTCGCGGCGCTCGCCGCGCACGAGGTAGAAGGTGGGTTTGGCATCCCATACCTCGGTTTCCATCGACGCTCGTGGACCGTCCCGGTTGACCGGCTTGCGCCGGCCGGGGTAGTCCAGGTCATCGAACCCCTTGAGTAGGTCACTCATCCATCACCTCGTTCAGCATGCGTTCGGTCGCCTCCCTCCAGCGTAGGAGGGACAGCACATGCTTCGTTGGTATCACACCGTGGGGGTACAGCATGTTGATGACCGCGAACATCACGTCGTCGGCGTGCAGGGGGTCCTCTTCCAGCACCGAGGGGGTGGACAGTAGCTGACGCAGGTGCTCCCGCCCCTTCGAGGCGGTGGCCTTCGAGGCCGTGGCCTGGCGCCGCTGCAAGGTCCGGGTGGCCTTGCCCTTCACCCCGTGGGCCGACAGGCGGTGACGTCCGAGGCCCTGCTTGGTGGTGAAGGGGCGGCCACACTCGGGACAGGCGTACTCGGGCGGCGTCAGACCAGACAGTGGGTGCGGTGGGTGCTGCTCGTCCAGAGACGGCGGCATCACCAGCCCCGGGCTGTCGTCGCTCATGCGCTCCGTCCTCGCCTCCGGGCCGCCGGCACCGCCTCACCACGAGCGGCGCGGGCCTCCCGGATGCGCTGCTCCAGCAGCATCAGGCGGAACTGAGCTCGATCGGGACGCTCACCCTTGCCGTAGCGGTAGCCCTCGGGGTAGCTGTAGTTGCGCTGGATGACCTGACCCTGGGATCCGATGACGTCCCGCCGTTCCGTCCCGCACCGCTCGCACCGCAGCACGAGCGGGGTACCGAACAGGGGCGTCCAGTCGGAGTTGTCGTAGTCGAACCACGAGTGTCCGTAGGTGTTGCAGCGGGTGTACTGGGTCCTGTCCCACTGCGGAGTTGTGAGGTCGGTCATCCCGGCGGATGTTACTAGGAACAACCACCGGGAAACCAACCTCAGAGGTTCAGATCCTGGCCCTCGTACACGGGGAGCATGTCCGCGATCATCTTCTCGATGAGGAAGTTCTTGCTCACCCGACGGCGAGCCGACTCCTCATCGACTCGGGTGCGCAGATCCTCGGGCAGGCGGATCTGGATCTGACGACGCTCTTCGTCGTAGGCGCGGGGGCGGCCGCCGACCTTGGCTCGGGCCGGCGTGACCGCCTTCTTGGTGGACGGTCGGGCCACCGTCTTCTTGACGGCGCTGGCCTTGGTAGGGGCCTTCTTGGTAGCAGTGGGCATGGTGGTTCAATCCTCCAGGAGTTGAAAGGCGAAGGTGGGATCACCCTCGTCGTACAGGGCGTTGAGGTCGTCGTCGCTGATCCGCTTCTCGAAGTTGGCAGCGAGGAGGGCATCCTCGTTGATCACCGTGATGGTGGTCGTGCACTCCTCCCACAGCTTCCGCCGACGCCGCAGGAAGGTCATCGCCCGCTCCTCGTTGAGGACCAGGGTGCCCTTCCGGCGCTGTCGTTGGATGCCAGAGACGTGCTTCTCCACGGCCAGTTCGCCCCGGTAGGACGTGAACGGGAGAGGGGTGTCCAACACCAGGGTGCGGTGGCCCGTCGCCGGGTCCTCCTCCCCTGCCTGCTCCAGGAAGGCCATCAGGCCGCCCTTCAACTGGCCCTCGTGGTACTGGGCCCGTTCCCGCATGCTGCGGTTGAGCAGGTACTCCCGCACCACCCCGATCATGTCGGGGATCGACGGCTTCCGCCGAAGAGTGCGAGTTCTTGTTGGCATGTCTACCACTATACCCCCATGAAGACGAACTACCACCTCATAGCGGTCGTCACCCTAGTCTGGGGGCTCGTGGTGGGAGCGGTGGCGTG